GTTCCTGGATCTGAGAAGACTCTATCTCCAAATACTTTCCTTAAGTGTTCTGCTAGTGGAAACATGGCAGTATATAAAGGAGAAAATGTAACTGGTGCATCTTCTGCTGCATCTGGTCCTATACTTAAAGTATTTGATAAGAATAATGTAGAACTAGTAGCTACTGCTTCTGGTAAGTATAGTCTTACTAATGAGCAAGTTTATACTGTAGTTCTAAGTAACCATAATGGTAAATCTTTTGTTCAGAATGAAGATTTAATTATTCCATCTGTAACCCTTGCTAATGCAACTAATGCTACAGATTTAGTTCTTTCTATAGTAAAGGATAGCGGTAAAGTTTCTAAGATGAGAGTTACTAATCCTGGTTTAAACTATGATAGTGCAATTCTTACAATTGAAAGTCCACAACTTCCTGGCGGTGCTACAGCAACTGCAAGTATTGAAGTATCTGGTGGTAAGATTTACAATGCTGAAGTATCTCTTACTGGTTTCGGTTACACAGAAGCACCTTCTGTGGTCGTTAAAGGCGTTGGTAATGGTGCTGGAGGGTGTGAAATTCAAACTTATATAGAAATAGATACCCCTGCTGTTGTAATGGGTGTAGCAACCGATGCAGGTGAAGTTACAAACTCTACTACACCAACACATTTTGCATTTGATTATCCAGTTTATTTACAAAACGATTATGAATATGCATTGGTAGTAGAAACTGATTCTACTGATTATCAACTTTGGGTTTCTGAATTAGGTGCAACTGATATTTCTACAAGCACTGTTATTACTACACAACCATCTCTAGGTTCTGTATATAAATCTCAGAATACTGAAAGTTGGACAGAAAATATTTTTGAAGATCTTAAATTTACTCTTTATAGAGCAGAATTTGATTTAACAAGATCAGCAGAACTTGTACTTAAAAATAATAGTCTTGGGTATGAATTGTTGAATGCAAATCCAATTGAAACAAATGCAAGCTCCAATTCTGCTAGTACATCTGTACTATTCAAGAACAACAACTCAGTTCTTAAAGTAAATCATAGAGATCATGGTTTTGAAGATAGTGGAAATTCTTATGTGTTCTATAGAAATGCATTAGAAACAGGTGGTATTACTGCCTCTACTATTAATAGTAACCTATTCCAAGTTACTAACTCTGGAGTTGATTCCTATAATATTAATTCACCATCTCAAGCTGCAGGAAATTCTGTTGGTGGTGGTACTTCTGTATATGCAAGTTATAACAGAAAATTTGAAACTCTATATCCTCAAATTCATTATCTATCATTTACAGGTACTTCTTTAGATGTTTCTGTGAAAACAACTAATGTTGTTCCTGTAGATTCTACAACTACTAACTATACTTCTTATTCTCAATCTGAATACGAGAAGACTTTCTTAAATGAACCACATTACTTCACAAATCAGAAGATGATTGCTTCTGATATTAATGAAACTTTGAATAGTATTTCATCATCTCTAGATTATAAAATTAAACTATCATCTACTGTGTCTCATTTGAGTCCAATTATTGATCTTTCTAGTGCATCTGTTAAAACAGTTAGCAATAGAATTGAAAATGCTACTGGTCAAGAAACTAGATTTGGTAGAAGAGATCAAGTTATTGAATTCTATCCTGTATATCAATTTGATCTTGCTGGTAATGCTGGAACCGAATTACAAGCTAATCAAACAATTGAAGGTCAGACTTCTAAGACAACAGGAACTATTGCAAGAGTTAATGGTCAAGTTGTATATGTTAGAGTTAAGACAAGTCAATTCTTCCAGAAAGGTGAGAAAGTAAATCTAGGAAATCAAACTGCTTTAACTAATGTTACTGTTGATTCTAATCCAACACAAGTATTTGCATCTATTGCAGATGCTTCTACTATTGTAGCACGTAATCCTTCTGTTATTCTTGAAACATATGACAACGTTATTACTGGTAAAACAGTTATTTGGAATAGTCAAACTCAAGAATTAACTGCTAGAGTTGACATTAAACCAATTAATGACAATTATACTGATAGAATTATTGATAATGTTTTCTACAATAGAAATTCTGTTGTGGGTGATCAAATTGCTGATATCTTCCGTGTAGGAGACTTTATTAAATATCCAAATCAACCAGACGAAGAAGCAAATTATTTGGAAGTAGGTAAAATTACATATTCAAATGGTGTTGACTTTGTTGCAGAAGATACTTCTAAGAATGGTTCTGCAGTAGCTAAGTATGTAACTAAGGAAGTTGTTATTAACAATCCAGCAACTGCTATTGATGTACATCTAATGGTAAATGTTAAGGATATTACTAATATTCAAGTTCTTTATAAGTTCAAAAAAGCATCTAGTCAAGATAACTTTGATGATATTGATTGGATATTATTCAATGGTAATGGACAACCAGATACTTTAGAATTAGCAACATCTGAAAACACAATATCAAGTGTTGTTGAGAAACAATCTTCTTATCAAGATCTCAAATATAGTGTATCTGATATTGAAGAATATTCTTCATTTGCTATTAAAGTTGTTATGCTTGGTGATGATCCCGCATTCTCTCCAAAGATTCAAGATATACGTGCAGTTGCTGCATTCTAACTTCCGCGTATGGACTATATTAAAGTTAAAGGACATGATGGTCTTGTAAGAGACCAAAACACTGGTGCCATAATTAATTTAGATGATTCTGCAATAGTTGCAAGACGCAAATCAAAACACATAGGTTCCGCGTTGGATGACATAAATATGTTGAAGAATGAAGTATCCGAAATCAAATCGCTACTTAGAGAGCTAATAAAAAATGCCAGCAATTAATGTTTCAAAAACCGATACCTTTGAATCTCAAAGAGTCAAGATTAATCAGATTGCCACAGATCTTTTTAACGTAAGTTCTGGTGGTAGTGATTTATCAACAGGTATTTTAAAATTAGGTGATGGTACAAAACCAGCACCTTCATTAGCTTTCACTAGCGAACCTTCTTTAGGTTTTTATAAAGGTGCTTCTAGAACAATTTCATATGTTTCTGGAAGTAAAAATATTTTAGATATTCAAGAAACCCAATTAACTTTATATAAAGATGAGGTTGTAAGAAAAAAATCTATTGCAACTAGTGGTGGGATTGATCTTGATCGTGGTTCTGGATATGAATTTGGAACATTTACTAACGTTCCTTTACTAGGTGGATCTGGTACTAATGGTATAGGTACATTCTTTATAGATCATTTTAGAGGTACAGCGTCAACTGGTGCTGGATACCAAGCAGGATCATTTTCAGCAGTTCCTTTACAAGGTGGTACTGGATCTGGTTCATCCGTAGACTTTAATGTTACTGGACTGGAAATAACCTTATCACAAACTGGTTCAGGTTATACTGACGGTTTCTATTCTGGTGTAGCTTCTACTAATGTTAGTGGATCTGGAAATGGATCTGGTGCTACTCTTATTGTTGAAGTTACTGGTGGTGAAGTTACTAACGTTTCTGTCGCGACTAATGGTAATAACCAGTATGAGGCAAACGATGTTTTAACAGTTAATGATGCTTTAATTGGTGGTGGCGGTGGTGCTGGTTTTCAGGTAACTGTTGATGCTAATACAGGTGTTTTAACTTTTGGAGCTATTAGTAAAGAAACAGGATATACAGCAGGTGATGTTTTAACTTTACCAGTAGCAGTATCAATAAACAATATTAATATTGGTGGTACACATATTGCTACTGGTTGTAATTTAACTTCTGGTAGTACAACAATTACTTTTGGTGCATCTACTAACGAAGTTGTGCCTGGCATGGTTCTGGCTGTAGATCAGGGTGGATCTGTAGGAGGATTTCCAGGTGGATCTACTGTTACTGTTGTTAGTATTACAAATGGAACTACTATAGAGGTAGATACTGCTGCAAACGCTACTGGAGCAGCAAATATTACATTTACTAGTCCTACACCAACCATCCTTACAATTCCTGGTGGAACATCAAATTTGGTTGTTGGACACGTTATTTCTGGATCAAATACTACTGTTGCAGATGGTCTTGAAGTTATTAATATTATTGATGCAAATACAATTGAAGTTGAATCTGCCTCAACAGCTCCTTACTATCAAGCAAATTTAACTTTCACACCTAAGTGGGGTGTTGGATCATCAGCATTTACTTATACTGTTGATGTTGTAGGAGCAGTAGAAACTTTAGGAATTACAGATGGTGGTACAGGATATGCTATTGGTGATGAACTAACTGTTTCATCATCTGATCTTGTCAACCCTATTTTATACACAGTTAAATCTGAAGCTATACAACATATAACATTAACAGGAACTGTCGCTTCATCTGTCTTTGTTGTTGGTGATTCATGGCAACTTAGTGAAGGTGGAGGTAGTCATGAAGTAGCATTTGTTAAATCTACTGGTGGTAATATTGATTATGTTTTAATGATTGGATCATCTTTCAATGATGGAGATACTATCAGAAAAGAGGGAACTACTACAGATTATACTATTACAACTGCTCAATCTCCAGAAGGAAAGTTTTATATAGCTCCTTCAGGAGGTACATTAGCTTACGCACCAGATATTACATTCTACGTTGGAGAGAGGTATAGATTTGAACTTGATCCCTCAATGAGTAGTCATAGTTTCAAGTTTAGTGAATTTGCAGATGGAAAATGGTTAGAGTATGCACCTGCAGCTACATCAGTTACTGCTGGAACTGATACTATAACCGTAGCAAGCACTGCTACTATTCAAGTAGGAATGGCAGTAGAAGAAGCAGGAAATGATCCTGGTCAATTAGCAGAAAAGACATTAGTAACAGAGATTGTAGATGCAACAACAGTTCGTGTAGCACCAGCTCCAGTTACAACTGGTGTTATTAGTGTTAAATTTAACGGAACAGAATATGCAACTGGTGTTACTGTAATTGGTGGTGCTTCACCATATGTTGAGATAACAGTTACAGATACCACACCATCCACCCTTTATTATTATTGTGACAACCACCCTGATATGGGAGGCGAAGATGGTGACGAAGGAACAATAACGGTTGATCCATCTAACCCACGAGTATTTGGTAGTGGATTTGTAGCAACACTTACAGATATTAATATTCAGGATGTAATTCAACTTGACGTTGAAACTGGAAAAATTGATTGTAATAATATTGTATCACCAGCAGCATCATTTACTAGTGCTAGTGTAACAAGTTCATTAAGTGCTTCTAATATTTCTGGTAATACAATTTCATTAGCTACTATTAATGCTTCTGCTTCTTTAGATATTGTAGCAACAACAGCTATTAATTTAACTTCTGATGTGACACTTGGAACAGTTGCTACTGTTGGAAAGACTACTGGTAATATTACAACTACTGGTGAAATTAAGACAACTACTGTTTTCAACTCAAATGATGCGTTACAGATTGAAAATTCTGTACTTGAATCTATTAATAATAATGATTTAACATTATTACCTTTTGCTGGAAGAATTGCAAAGGTAGATACAAATACAGCATTAGTTATTCCAGTTGGTACTTCTGCTGATAGACCTACTGGTTTAGCAGTAGATGGATCTATCAGATTTAACAGTGATACAAATCAGTATGAAGGTTATAGTGCTACCAATACCTCATGGTCTTCTCTTGGTGGTATTCGTGATCTAGATGGTAACACATATATTTTAGCAGAACTAACTGTAGGTGCTAACGATAACACCTTACATTTTGTTAATGATAGCACTACTACTCAAAGATTTACTCCCTTTTGGCATGAGTATGTAAATGTCAAACAAGTTAGATCTGTAAACGTAACTGCTCCAGCATATACAGAGTTTATATCTAACCAACCTGTAACTGAGGGGATGTATGTAAAATGGAGAAATAATATTTACCTTGTTCCTGTTGGTGGAGCTGGTACCACTGCTACTAGTGGTAGTGAACCAACTCATACAACTGGTACTCAACCAAATGGAACAGCACAATTAGAATGGTCTGCATCTGCAGTTGCTCCACTTACATTTGAAGAAATTGAAGAGGTTAGAATTTCTCCAAACGGATTTACTCCTCTTGTTATTGGTGGAGATCTAAGACTTCTTGGTAATACTATATCTACAGATATTAGTGATCTTGTTATTCAACCCAATTCTGGTAAGAGAGTAGATATTAATTGTGACACTACACTAACAGTTCCAACTGGACCTGATGCAGATAGAGGTTCTGCAATCCAAGGTGGTATAAGATTCAATACAACTTCTAGTCAGTTTGAGGGTTATGATGGAACTAACTGGGGTTCCTTAGGTGGTGTTAAGGATGTTGATCAAAATACCTATATCATTCCAGAAACTTCACCTGGTGCTAATGAAAATATTTTATATTTCTATAATAATGGTAATAACACTGCTCAGTTAACTCCAACTGCTTTAGATTTCTATGCTGTAGACACTATCAGATCAATGACATCAGATGAGTTGGAAGTAACTTCATCTTTGATTACATTTGATGCAGCAGCTACTACATTAGATAATACTACTGCGACAACCACATTCTTACATAGTGCGAAACAATACTTTGATTTAGGTCTTTCTTCTGGTCTATATGTTGAACCAGTCTTAAGACTTGACAATCAAGGTGATGTATATTTCAACACTACATTCGGAACAGGAACTTATACTGGTGTTAAAGTTTTTGATGGAGATCTTACAGAGTTTGAACTTGCAGATACTACACTTAGAACAGTTGATTTATCTTTAATCAAAGGAACAACTAATACTGGTGGTGTTAACATTTACACTCCATCTGTTGAATTAGGATCAAAAACAATAATAATTGCACACAATCCAACAACAGGTGAAAAAGAATATATTGAGTTTGGTATTATAGATAATGGAACAGATGTTTTCCATACTGAATATGGTAATACTAGAACTGGTCAACAACTTATTATCCCAACTTTTGAAGTAACAGGTGATAATAAAGTTCGTATTAATCTTGAACTTGGTGCTTCCATTGGAACAACCCAAACTGTTAATATGACTCTAACATCTCAAATAACTAAGAAGTAACATGGCAACTCAATTAGAAAAGTTTGATTCTACTGGTGGATTTTCCATTGATAAAACTACCGTAGTAGATGAACTTAGAAATGCTAAAGATTTTAATACATTAGAGATCAAAAACTCTGAGTTTACAGATAGTAGTACCACACATTATATTCTTAGAGGTCTTAATACTGCAGTATTAGCATTAGATAATATATCAACACAGATCCCAATTGCAGCTAACACTTTAAATTTCATTACTGGACATATAATTGCCGTTAATCCAACTGGTGTTGTTTATTCATTAAAGATTGAAACTGTTGCTTCTGCAGATGTTTCGGGTGTAGTTTCTGTACTTTCTAGTATGACAACTGTAATTAAAGACGGTGTTCCTGCAGGTCAAACATGGAGTATTGAACCTTTAGGAGCAACAGGTCGTTTTAGTTATACCACTACACGAGCTGGTACAACTAATGTTATTAAATGGGTAGCATCTACTCAAGTTGTAAGTATTGATTGGTAGGAAGCTAAATATAAAAAGCAATAACTAGGCGTTAGGCAGCAGGCACCATGAGTTTTAATATAAATTCTGACAAGGAATTCGTAAGAGGTTCTAAACCAAGTCTTATTGGAGATCAAGAACTTACTATAAGGACTGGTACTGGTTCTGCGGAAAAGGAAATTATAAGAGCACAGTTAGATCAAATTACTGATCTACCTCGTGTTGGTATCAACAGAACTGGTGAGAGAGTAAACGAGATTAATATTATTACTAAAGGTTCTGGTTATACTACTGAACCTTCGGTATTCATTTCTGGACCATCAACTCCTGGTGGTGTTCAAGCCCTAGCATCTGCATTTATTTTTAATGGTGAAGTAGTTAATATTGCTGTTAACAATCCTGGTTCTGGTTACACATCTGCTCCTACTGTAACAATTACTGGTGGTAATGGTGGTGGTGCATCTGCTACTGCTGTTCTTGACACGGTTGATTACGAACTTGACATCAACGGTGCTATTAGAACTTCAACATCTATCATTTCTGATACTGCTAGAATTCTAAACCTTGATATTGATAACTTTATCACACCTGATACAAACTTCAGAGCTCCAAATCTGAAGAATTTTATGAATAACACTGGTACAGCATGGGCTGCCAATGTTATTGTTCAAAAAGATTCCTATAGATATTTTGGTGCTAATCTTTATCAATCAATTAATGCGGGACAAACTGGACCTGATGCTCCTACACATCTTGATGGTATTCAGCTTAATGGTGAAGTTCAGTTTAAACACATTGGTTTTCGTGCTGTTGATGCAAATGCATTTGCATATAATGAAACTGGAGAAGATGGAATATTCCCAAGATCTATTACACCTCTACTAGGTGATAGATCAGACAAGATTGCTACTACTGAATACGTCCTTAACCTAGCAACGAATGACGTTGGTGGTCGTATCTATGTTTCCGCACAAATTGGTTCTGATTTGAACGATGGTCGTTCAGCAGTTAATCCAGTTAGAAGTATTAAGAAGGCAGCACAATTAGCATGGGAAACACCTGGTGTTAAAGAAACACTTATCGTATCTGGTGGTGAATATGTAGAAGACAACCCAATTTCTTTACCACCTGATGCATCAATCGTTGGTGATAACCTTCGTCTTGTAATTATCAGACCTGCCAATCCTGGCAAGCACATGATTAAGTTTGGTGATAAGAACTATGTGATTGGTGTTACTTATAGAGACCAAATTGATTCAGTTGGTGATGCTGTAGCCACTTGGGACTACGCAATGGTCTTTGATGATAAGCAAAGAATTATCATTGATAATGAAGTTAATGGAGATGCTGGTGTTAACTTCCCTGTTGGTCATCAGATATTTGGACCAGATCAATTTCGTGTTTCTTTTCAAGAAAACACTGGTTTAGCAAATCTAGTTGCTGGATTAGAAGTAGTTGGTGTTAACACTGGTGCCAGAGCAAAAATTATTGATGTTGTATACACACAAACGACAGGTGTTGATGCATATTTAACAGGTAAGGTAGACGTTACATTAACTAGTGGTTCATTCCTGGAAGGTGAAAGATTTAATTACCTTGTTAGTGGAACACAAGGAGCTTCTATTGCACTAACAATTACTGGTACACAAGGAGATAATGTATTCAGAACTACTACAGATCCTTCTACACTAATTCCACCAGGCTCATACATTTATCTTGATGATACTGATGACAGTAGTTTTACGCAAGGTTTCTATGAAGTTAAAGCTCAAAATGATGACAACTCTCCAACATATTGGGATGTAGAAGTTGTACCTATTTTAGGTGCTCCATCTTGGACTACTACAACAGCAGAAACTATTAATATCAATGCTGCGAACATTACTGTTAATAGTTTTGATACTACTACTTTAAAATCAATTAGAGCAGAGGGTGAAGTTGTATCTTATGATGATGATGTTACAACAACTATTCCTATTCAAAGACTTGATTTCTCTCTACAAGGAGATCCAAGTATTGCAACTGGAGGATGGAAAAATGCACAGTTTGGTAATGCAGAAGATATAGGTGGTATTGTATTCTATACTAATGAATTAGTTGGTAGAAGTAATATTCACGACTTTAAAGAAGGTCAAGAAATTTTAATTGAAGGTATGCCCAACCCCTTTGGTGTATATTTGAATGGTAAGCAAAGAATTTATAAAGTATTAGAAGATGCTGATGGTCGCTGCAGAAGATTTGTTGTAGCTAAGAAAGTACCAGGTACTACAGATGCTAATTATGATCCAGGAACATCTTGTAATGTAAAATCTTACTCTAAGTCTGTTACATTATCACTTCTAAACTCTCCAAATAGTTTCCCATTATCTACTCCTTTAGCTAGAAGATTTACAGACGCATGTTTATTAATAAGAAACAATAGAGAGTTTATCGCAGATGAAGTCTTAGGATTTATTAATGATGAATTTAAGACTGATCACTTCCGTACATATGATGCAAGTGGAAGCAGTTTTAAAGTTTTCATAGGAGTCACTCCTGCAGTACACACATATACTAGTGGTGGTACAGTAACATTTGGTGGTAGTTCATATAACATTACCAATTTTGTTTATGATAATGCTGTAACTGGTGAAGCAACTATAACTACCAGTTCAACTATTCCTAGTCTTGTTGAAGATAGTGTAGTAAAACTTGCAGATATTACTCTCACATGTGAATCTGGTACTAAAGTTTATCCAGCATACAGTGCTCCAACATCAGGTGTAAACACTCAAGCTAATGGTGATGAAAATTGTAAGCAAGATGTAGTTCATTTTATTAATGCTCTTATCAGAGACCTTGAATATGGAACCAACCATAACATTGTTGATGGAGCTAGGAAATTTATTCAGAATGATAAAATAAGTTTCATTGAAGATGAAATTGCACAAAACATTCGTGCAATTGAACTTACACGTAGGATGTGTGTTCTTGCAATGAGAAATTGGAGAATGGATGATGGAACTACTAACGATCCACTCTATGTTGCAAGATATTCATCATTAAACAAGTATATTGATGACACTATTATTAATACAACAGCAGGCGATCCTGCATGTGCTGATGTAAAATCTGCTATTGATACATTAGCATATCTTTGGGTAGATGTGATGTCAAATAATGCAACAGCAACATATACTGATGCTGCATATTTGATTGCTAGAAACGCTGACTTGATTGCTGATCAGGCATTCTTAGATACTCAAGTACAGTATCCTGAAATAGCTTTTACTAATATCAATGAAAGAAAATGTCCTAGAGATACAAAATTAGTATTAAAATATTTACTGAGAGATTTGGTTCTTGGTGGTAATGATGGTATTCTTACTGCTGCTGAATCTTACTATAGTGCTAGTACCCTTACTGGTGTTGCTGTAGGAGAGATTCCTTTTGTTCGTTATGCATATGGTAGAGCTGCATTATATGCTAAGTATGCATCTAAGAACTGGTCTGCAACTGGTGTTACTGGTGGTACTGGTGGAAATCATACTTATGTTGGTGGAACAGTTTCTAATGCAGTACAGTCAGGTGGTGACTATGCACATGACTGGAGACGTGATACTGGAACCCATATCTATGTTGGTGGTACTATTGGAGATGCTTTCACTGTTACTGGTGGTGGTCTCACGGGTATATCCAATGCTGCATATGATCCACTTACAGGAGAATTAACATTAACAAGTGCTAATCATAATTTAACTGCTTCTAATACAATCACAATTGGTGAAGGTAAGCTGGCATTTACTTGTGACGCAGACAACCATGGTTCTACTCATAACTATCCAAGATCTACTGATCCTTCATATAATAATCCATTAGCAATTACTACTCCAGATAATAATACTATTGTTTGTAATGTTGGTGCTGTTAAAGGTGCTAATTCTATTAATGTAGTCAGTGGTACTCAGAATGGAACTCAACTATCACCAAGTGCAGTTACTTATACTGGTTCTACTGGTGTACTAACTATACAGAATAAAACAGTTACTCCTACTAACGCAACTTATGACCCTGTTAGTGGTGCTATGGAGTTGACTATTGGAACACATAGTCTAGCACAAAATACTAGCGTTAGGTTAGCTCCAAATTCATTAACATTTGAATGTGTTAATAATGGTGTTACTGCTCAAAGAACATATCCTCGTGCATCTGGAGCAAACACTTCAGGCGGTGCTGATTATGCATATAATACTGATCTTAACATTGATTCTGTAACTGCTACAACTATTACAATTAATGTTAATGGTGGACAGGGTACAATTAGTCATAACTTCGCTCACTCATTCATTTCTGCTACTGCTGGTGCAGTTATACTTGGTCATGGATTAACAAATGGAGATAATGTAACCATTGATCCAAATTCATTAACCTTTAAATGCTCAATGGATAGTTATGCTACTGAGCATACTTATCCTCGTGCTACTGATTTTGCAAACGGAAATAATTTAGCAATTACTGTCATTGACGGAAGTTCATTTAGTGTGAACGTAGGTGCATCACCTATAGTAAATCATACTGTTACTGATGCTACTTACACACCTGGAAATGGTGAATTAGTTCTTGAGATTGGTAATCATACTTTGGGTATAGGAGAAAGTATTAGACTTGCTCCTGAAATTCTAGCATTTACCTGTGATAAGGATGGTAATAATTCAACACACTATTATCCAAGACCTACTGATCCAGCATATAACACTGCTGTTACGATTGATGGAGTAACATCTTCAACAATTACTATTGACGTCGGTATAGCACCAACTACTAGTGGTGTTGTATCTCGTACAATTACTAATGCAACTTATGATCCTGGTACTGGTATATTACAAATCCAGATGCCTGATTCTAGTGTTCCTGCAGGATTTGGACAGAATGCTACATCTAGAGTCGCTTTCCAAATAGGTGGAATCGTATTCAGTTGTAATTATAGTGGTGGTGGAAACGATGCAAGTCCTAAGATTTTTGATCAAAATGCAGGTCAATCATTTGCAATAGAAGGTTTTAGTTCATCAGCTGGTGTAACTAGTATTACTATGACTGTAGGTACTCCAGTAAGTAATGCTGATCCACATACATTCCAAAGTGGTACTGCTCTTCTTATTACTGATTATGTTCAATTAACTTCTGGTATTCCTAAATTTGAAGATTGGGCTACTCCAATTGATGATGGTGTTGGTTCTACTTGTTCAAATGTAGATTCTTCTATCAGTACATCATTTGATTTATTAGATAGTGTTTTAGAATATTCTGTAAGTCCTTCAACTGGAACAGAACCTGGATCTGTAGCTAGGACATATGGAACTCTGTATGATACAAATGCTATCATTACATATCCAGATAATTACATCTATGATCAAAATAACGTTCGCATGGCGATTCGTTCTGATTATGATGACTATCCAATTGTTGAAGCATCTCCATATACACAAAACTCTTCTGTTATCTCCTTCTTGGGAGGTAGTGGTGCTCTGGTTGATGGATCTAAGGTTAAACAACCTAACTGTCCTTTCCCAGGATTAGAACTTGATGGTTCTGCATCCTTCCCCAATCAGGGTAAATCAATGGTTGCATCTGCGTTTACCATTGTATCCTTTGGTGGTACTGGATATAAGATTATAGAAGATGGTTATGTACAGTTAGTTTCTGTATTCGTTATCTTCTGTGCTGATGGTGTATTGGCAGAGAGTGGTGGTTATGCATCTATTACAAACTCTGCTACTAACTTTGGTGTCTACGCTCTTCGTGGTATTGGATTTAGAGATGCACCATATACCTTTGATATTGGTACAATCAGCAATGTTTCTTCTACTCCAACTGGAAGAACTATTCTTACAGTTACTGGATTAGGTAGAGAACCACTTGAGCATTATGTTGTTAAGGTTGATGGATTTAGAAATACTAATACAGATATTGAATTCTTTGTTGATGCTGTAAGTGGTGTTACCGTAGGTCCTCCTTTCTCTGCACAGTTAACACTTGATAACGGAACTGGAGATGGTTTAGATTTAACAAATACTACGACTGGTAATGCTGTTTCAGCTGGAAGTCTTATTGGTGAAACAATTAATTTACACAGACCATCTATTGTTAACTCCTCATCTCATACATGGGAATTTGCTGGATCTGGTACTAACTATCTTGCACTACCTGAGAACGGTGGTACTAAAGTAGAAGCATACGAACAAGTATCTGAACAGTATGGTCGTGTATACGTCTCTGGTACTGACGAACTTGGAGACTTCAAGGTTGGTACGTTTGCTAGAATTGAGAACAGAACTGGTGCTATTACCTTTACTGGTACGGTTACAATTTCTGAAGTTGAATTCTTGAAATTGAAAGGTGGTGATGTTGTTGTTACTGGTTTTGATGCATCAAACACATTAGGTGGTGCTAACTCTAGTGACTCTAAACTACCTACTCAGAAAGCAGTCAAGGATTATATTACTAATAATCTTGGTCCCTACATTAACAAACCATTCTCTACAAATGCTATTCCAAGAAACCTTGTAGAACTAACTGATTCTGGTAAGATATCTATTGATCAGATTCCAGCTCTAAGACCATTTGAAGTATTTACTGTTCCAGACTCAGCAGCACGATTAAACTTGGAAGGTGCTCTTGCTGGTGATATTTGTATTGAACAAGATACTTCTACATCGTTTATTTTAAACAATGATTTAGATAGTCAATTCTTAGGATTCTTAGTAGATACATCTTTACAATTTACTATTGGTGATATATTTACTGGTAGCATAACAGGTGCTCGTTTACAAGCAACTGAATATAGACAAGGTGTTGTATATCAAATTAATATTACAGAAGGAGGTTCTGGATATTCATCTCCACCAACAGTAACTATTTCTGGTGGTACTCCTCAAGCAGGATCTATTGAAGCAAAAGCAGAATGTGTTATTGCAAACGGTGAGGTTGTTGCAGTTGATATTATTACATTCAATGGATACAAAGGTGGTAAAGGATATACCGTTCCTCCAGTTGTAAATATTGCTGCTCCAGCTGGATCTGGTGTTGCTGCTACTGCAACTACTTTAATTGAAAGTAGACTTTATGGAGATATTGTTAATAGAATTAAAGTAGCAGATAATGATTTTATTGAGAGTAGTGATATTCCTGCAGTTGATATTGATGTTGTTAGAGTTGTTAATACATCTGCTAGTAACGCTACCAACTGGGTATCTTTATCATCCAATACCTTTACAGCGAACCAAATTGTATCTGGTGTTATTGAAACTGATAGACTTGGATCTGGTGGTGCTGCAAACTCCTTCACATTCTTACGTGGTGACCAAAACTGGGCACTAGCAGTTCAATCTGTTAAGGGTGCTGAAAGAAGATACTTTGCTAAGTTAACTTCACAATGTAATAGTGGTTCTAGTTCAATGGTCTTCGCTACATTAGCGGATGCTCTTGTAGGTCACGAAGTTAAGAATAATGTATCTGGTGTACAACCAAATACAAATATTACGGGAGTTATTACTGCTGCTGGAAACTCAACAATATCACTAAACAATCCAGTAGTTGCTACTATTCCTGCTGGTACTGTTATTGAATTTGAGCGTGGTGAATCACCAATGATCTTTGAGTCTACTTATACTCAAGGTAACTTTATTGATGATCTAATTATTTCTAATGGTGGTACTGGATTTACTAATGGTACCTATACCAATTTGAATATTAATGGAGGAACAGGAACTGCAGCTAAGTTCAACTGTACAATTTCTGGTGGTGCAATTACAGAATTAACTGTTACTGATGGTGGTTCTGGATATGATGCAGACTTTACAATGACTGCACCACCTGCTGAAATTGGTGGTGGATCTGGATTAGTATTATTTGCTAAGGTCAGTACAGTTAACAGACAATATTCAAACGTTGCTCTTGACGTTCAAAGGGTATCTGATCTAACTATATCTTCAGATCTTTATGGTACTATTGGTGTTGCTAGATTTAAAAAATCACAGTTTAACATTGGTGTATCAGGTAATGGTTCTGTTGATCTTAATGTTGGTGCTGATAGTGGACTAGATGCTGACTTGTTGGATGGACAGCAAGGTGAATACTATACTAGTGCTACTAATTTATTCTCTGGAACTGTTCCAACAGATAGACTTTCTGGAACATATAATATTAGTGTTTCTGGTTCTTCTGGTAATACATTAAGACTAGCAACTGGTATTAACAACCCAACTTCTAACCCATCTCCTGATAACTTCTCTGGTGGTATTGTTTCTAATACTATTAACAATACAGCTAACCTATTGACTGATGGTGGAACCAAGAATTTGGTTATGACACTAAGAGCTGGTGGAAACAGTTTTGACGCATCATATGGTGGTGTAAGACAACTTGCATTCACAGATAATGACAATATGTGGCTCCGTGGTTCTGGAACTGGTGTTACATCATTTGGATCTTGGGCACAGGTTTGGACATCACTTAATGATGGTATTGGATCTGGAATGGATGCTGATAGATTAGATAATAGACAAGGATCTTGGTATCAGAATGCTCTTAACATTAACGAAGGAATTTTATCTGATAATAGATTACCAACCTTCTTGAGTGCTAAGACCATAAAAGATGATATTACTATCAAGTCGTTCAATGGAGATCCTAAGTATAGAATTTATGTTTCTGGTTTAATTTTAAACGCAACACCATTTACTCCTGGTTCTAATGTCAACTTATACGATGCTAATGGTCAGGGTACTGGTACTATTGCTATTGATAACATCGTTGTTAACAATGAATCAGATAATACAAATGATTATACAATTATTATTGGTAGATTAACTACTGGTAACTTTATTGGTGCAGAAACAATTGGTTCTGCTTCAGATAGAAAAGAATTCCAAGACTTTACAATTGAAGATGGTAATACTATTCAGGTTGCAAAATTAGAAAGTGATGGTGGTACTGCAAACTTAAGATTAGGAAGAAAAGATGGTATAGCGTCTTCTCCTGGTGTTTACTTCAATTCTGCTACTGCTGCAGCTAATTATAACGTAGCTTTAGTTGCAACTGGTGGTAATGCAACTGATGGTTCTGGTACTCTAAACTGTTTAGTTGTAACTGCTGATGGTTTAAATGTTAACGGTAACGTTGTTTGGAACGCAGGTAATATTGAATTCCAATCTGCTAATGTAGCAAGCACTGCTGTTAAGAGAGATGCTAGTGGTAATTTCTCTGCTGGAACAATCACTGCAAATTTAACTGGTGCTTCATCACTAAACGTTCTTAAGGCAGGCGATAGCATGTCTGGATCGTTGAACATTACTGGTGCTGGATCTACTCTAACAGTTTCTGGTAATGCTAATTTAAATAGTGCTGCAACAGTTGCAGATGACTTTACTGTAGATACAGATACATTATTTGTTGATGCATCTGGAGATAATGTTGGTATCAACGTTGGTACAACACTTACTGCTGGTGTTGGTCTTGATATTCTTGGTGGATCAGTTGCTGCTCTAAGAATACAAGGTCCTGTTGGTTCTGGTGGTAGTTCAACATCTCATATGTTACTGTTTGGTGCTAGTAGAGACTCATATTATGATAGTGCTAGCCATGCGATGATGTTCACCACATATGGTGATTCAGGTGGTATTACTCCTGGCGAGGGAGCACACTGGGTCTTTAATGGTAGAGCAGCAGATAGAGACTTTATCTTCCGTAATAACTCTTCTAACAAACTAATCATTAGTGGTCAGGGTGGTCTTAAGGTTCAAAACAGTGGAACACAATATGCGATTGAAACTGATAAGAAAGTTCTATTCCAAGAAGGTATTTACCTAGACGATGGCAATGACAACGGTGGTACATTCATTACAATGTACGGTGCTTCTAACTATAGAAGCTTTAGAATGAGTCAGCAAACAACAGGTAATCACCTATTTGCAATTCAGGCATCTAATAGTAATGGTAATAATGACTGGAACTCAACTCCTGCACTTCAGATTAAGGGAGATGTTAATGCAGTTGCGATTAACACAACAGCACATTCTGGAACTGATCCATCAACAAACACTGTTAGAAATTACAAACTTAATGTTCAAGGTGATGTTAACTTTAATGGTCAACTCTTCCAGAACAATGCAGAGTTTGTTACTTCTAGATGGACAGAAGCTTCTAACGCAACTGATGTTTACAGATTATCTAAGGTCGGTATTAATCAAGCAGATCCTTCTTATACATTAGATGTTAATGGTGAAGCAAACATTAGAGGTATTCTTCGTGTCAATGGAGATGCACAATATCTAGATACTTATGGTATTGTTAAGAGAAACAGAAATACTATTTCTGAGAATCTTACAGTTGGTGGTTCAGATAATGCTGCTTCTTATGGTCCTATTGAAATTGCAAGTGGATCTACAGTCACCATCTCATCTGGTGGTGTTTGGAATATACTATAAATAACATTAACGGAGAATTTTACCATGCCTTTTATAGATGGAAAAATAACAGTTCAAACTGCCAATCCAGGTACATCAGTAGATCTTCCTATTCATGCAGTTGGTGACATGCCAAGAGCAGAAGAAGGTGCTATCTGTTGGGAACCAACAACAAAGAAAATTTATGTATATGCTCCTAATAATGATGGAGACCTTATTTGGCAAGAAACACAAAGGCAATAAAAAACTATGTCTACATTAAATGCTGGAACACTTAACATTACCAATACATTACAGTTGCCATCTTACACTGATGCACAAAGGGATGCTTTGACACCTGCTCAAGGTATGATGATTTATAATAGTGAAAATCCTTCTGTGCAGATATGGGATGGAGAAGCTTGGCAAGTTGCTGTTGGTACAGGTGGTATGGCAGAACCTGGTCAACAGGCATATCTAACACCAGGATCATATAGTTTTACTGTTCCATCAGGAGCAACACAAATTTCTGCTGTAGTTGTCGGTGGTGGAGGCGGCGGTGGAGGTAACCAAGGTACTTCTGGACCAGGTTCATCTGGTGGTGGAGGCGGTGGTCTTGCATATGGAACATTTTCTGTAACATCAGGAGAAACATTAAATGTTCAAGTAGGTGCAGGTGGTTCACGTGGTTCAACATCTGGATCAGGATCTGCTGGATCTGGTGGAGATTCTTATATAGCTAGAGGAGGAACTAATTTATTATTGGGTCAAGGTGGAAATGGTGGAGTAAGTAATACTAGTTCTGAAATAGATGGTGGTACAGGTGGAGGATCATCTGGAACTAAAAGAAATGGTGGTGGTCAAGGAGGACAAGGAGGTCGTTCTCAATGGAACGGTGCTGGTGCTGGCGGCGGTGGAGCTGGTGGATATTCAGGAAATGGTGGAATAGGTCATGGTACACAGGGTAGTGGTGCAAATGGTAACGGCGGTGGCGGTGCTGGTGGAAGAAATATTAACAGTCAACCTCCTGGAGCAGAAGGTGGTGGCGGTGGAACAGGAATATATGGACAAGGTAGTAGTGGATCATATGGTAGTGCAAGCACTGTAACTGGTTCTCCTGATCTTAGTACATCAAATCCTCAGTCAGACAGAGGTGGATACCCAGGCGGTGGCGGTGCTGGTGTTGAAGATGATACAAATGCTCAAGGAACTGCTGGTGGTAAAGGTGCAGTAAGAATTATCTGGGGAGAGGGAAGACAATACCCTTCTACCAGCACGGCTGATGTTTAATAAATATACTAGAGGAGAGTCCTAAAAGGTTATGTCTACATTAAATGCTGGAACCCTTAACATTACAGGGACATTAAATTTACCATCATATACTGTTTCTCAGCGAAACGCATTATCAGCAACTACTGGTATGATGATCTACAACTCTGAGGATGGTGGTATTGAAGTGTGGGATGGAACTACATGGAAAGCTGCTGTTGGTGCTGGTGGTGGATTTATTGTAGCTTCTGGAGGAGCAATTCAAAATGATGGTGATTTTCGTATCCATACTTTTAACAGTGCATCATCTTTTGTAGTGACTGAAGTTGGTGATACAACACAACCATTCGGTAATACAGTTGATTATCTCATCGTCGCAGGTGGCGGTGGAGGTGGTGGATTTGCTTCAGGAGATTTTAATAACTTTGGATCTGGTGGCGGTGGCGGTGCTGGTGGTTGTTTAAAAACCGAAGGTTATAATTACGCTGTATCTGTTGGTTCATATTCTGTCTCTATTGGTGGTGGAGGAACAGGAGGAACTGGTAACTCTGCTGGATCACCTGGTGGTAATAGTCAATTAGGAACACAAACTGCCATTGGCGGTGGTGGAGGTGGTCAACAAGATAAGCCTGGTCA